AATCTTCTAAGTGTCGGAGTTATAACTGCTTATGTTGTTATTTTATTTTACTACATCAATGATACTGATTACACCAAAATGTTAGGATTAACACTCGTTACTGCTTTAATTATCTGCCAACTTAAGAATACTAATATAGTTGAAGGTGCTAGTTGTAGTTTAAAAAAACCAGAATCTTTTACTAACGGTAATGCCGATACAAATACCCATTCTGGAACAAGTGCCGATGATGTTGATGATGGTAATGGTGAAATGCCTAAAACGAAATTGATCAAACAAAAGAAATCTAAGATAGCTGAACTAGACCTTAAATATAAGATTGGACCTTATGATGGATTATGTTTATCACAGGAAAAAGATATGAATAAACTTATTGATAATAATGTATTAATGAATTATTTAGGCGTCCAAGGTCCTATTCAAAATATTGTATCAGACAATTCATTCTTATCAGGACCACCTGTTGATGGTGATGCTGATTCACCACAAAGATTATTTATGTTCGCAAATAATCCTACATCATTAAATTGCTGTCCGTCAACTTATTCAACAAGTACTGGCTGTGTGTGTACAACAGAAAAACAAAGAGATTATATAAATAGAAGAGGTCATAATCGGTCAGGTCCTGGTGCTTTTTAACGATTTAATAATCTCTGATGAATTTTATCATATGTATTAAAAGCTTTATTTTCATATTGTTGTAATCTTTGTATTCTTTGTTCTTCCTCTTTTTTTTCTCTTAATTGTTGAAGCATATAACTTTTCTGATCTTGTTCAGACATTTCATAAGAAATATTTGTTCTAGATGATTCCATAGCATTTATATCTCTAGGTCTTCCATTATCTTTAAATTGTCTTGTATCTATTAAACAACTATTAGTAAAAGCATCTCTATAATCTCTATAATTTAAACCACCACCTGTATCTCCACTAAAATCAGAAATTTTATTTTGTCCTAGTAAAGATAAAGAATCTTTACCTTTAAAAGAAATATTTACCTCAGGATTTTCATATTTAACTAATTGAGAACCATTTTTCTTTTGTTGATCTCTTTTATATTTTTCAAATTCATGATTAAACATATTTTTATTAAAATTACCATTAAATAATTTTTTTTGTTCTTTATCTTCTAAAGAATTTTTACTCATCCAACCACCATAACCATCATCAAAAGGCGTATCAATTTTATTTTCATTATAAACTTTATTAAATAAATTAACATCAAAATTATCGGTCATATTTACATTGACTTTTCTATCCATATTTTGTTCTGTCATATATTGTTTGCTATTGTCTCTTAAATCATTGTGGGCATGATTATTTTTCATATCATTAATTTTTTTTAAGAGAATAGTATAAGCAATACTTACTTTTTGAAATTTTTCTGCTGAACCTCCCCGATCAGGATGAGTTTTCATAGCTTTTTTAAGATATGCTTTTTTTAAAGTAAGTTCATCAAAATTTTTATCAATACCAAGTATTTCATAAGGATTTAATTTGGGTTTATTTTCTATAAGATTTGTATTTATTGTATTAAAATTATTTTGATTTTTCTGATTACTATGTAATTCATTAAAGAACATATTTGAAGTAGTTCTACTATTTATATTTTGTTTAAGATTCATTTTTGATAAATTATTAATTTGTTCTTGTTGAGCAATTATCATTCTTTTGTATTCATTTAATTGTGTATCGTAAAAATTATACTGATTATTAACATCATTAGATTCGCCTGATTGACTATTACCCATTATTTAATATATTAATATAATAAATATTAAAATATAACATATATATATGGCATGTATTCCTTGTGCTTCAGTAGCAATAGCAAATCCAATAGTAGCTCCATTTGCTATTGCGGGTTACGCTGCTTATAGGTTATCAAAAGGTAAAAAAGGGTCAAAAAGACGAAGAAAAAAAACATCTAAAAGGAAATCTAGAAAAAGATTATCATCAAAGAAATTAAAAAGAAGTTATAAGAAATGTTTAAAAAAATGTTCAAAGAAAAAAATATCAAAAAAGAAAAAATTTACTTGTAAAAGAAAATGTGAAAAAAAGAATGAGAAAAAGTATTTTAAATAAGTTTATTTTTTAATAATATAATTTTATACTATAAATAATATGAAACCTATTATTTACATTTCTAAAAGATGTAGTCATTGTAGAAAATTATTAATGGTCCTTCAACAAAGACCACAATTAAAAGGTCATTATCAAATTGTATCGATTGATGATTCACCTTTTCCTAAAACAGTAAGATCAGTTCCATGTATGATTATTGAAGATAATGTTATTGATTCTAAACAATTATTTGAATATATTTTAAGTGCTGATAATCAACAAAATTCTCAACAAGCTTCTCAGCAACAAGCTTCTCAGCAAGCTCCATCACAAGGGGATGTTGGTGGTTCTTGTTCTGTTGATGAATTAAATGGTATGTGCTTGAATGGATCATGTTTAGAGTTTTCTCCCATTGAAGATAATGTTGATATGAATAATTTTAATATTGATCATTATTCTTATTTAGATGAACCACAGCAAAGTAATCCAAGCATGCCTAAATCTGAACCCGGTTCAGAAAAAAGACAAGTATTTGATAATGATTATGAAAGATTAATGTCTGAAAGAGGTAAAATTAAATGATGCGTAAAATATCTTAAGATATTTTTTATATAAATATAAATATAAATGGATATTCATTCAAAAGCATTACATATTTTTAAGAGTTTTTTAGATGATCTTATCAAAGTTTTCCCGGAATATAAAGAAATTATTTATACAAATTATTCTGAAATCTTATCATTAGAAAATTTATCAGATGATAAAGATAAATTAATTGAAAATTTTCTTAATAATATTGATAAATATAGTAATCAAATAACTGAAAGGGATGAAAGTATTTTTTCTGACGATTTATGTTTATTAAAAGATATTTGTTTTAAGAAAATATGGGATTCTGAAATATCAGATAAAACTAAAGATAATATTTGGAAATATTTACAATCTTTTTGTTTAATTAATATTAATATTAGATCAAATGATAAATTAGCGGAAGCACTTTCAGATATTGAAGATAATAAGAAAATAAAGAAAGGCGTTGCTAAAGATTTAGATAATTATAAAAAAATTAATGAAGATTATAAAAAACAAGAAGCAACTAAAACTGAAGAATTACCTGAAAATATGAAAAAATTTAATGATATTCTTGAAAATACATCTATTGGTAAAATTGCTAAAGAAGTCAGTGAAGAATTAAATATGGATAATATGGATGATGAAGCTGATCTAAGTCAAATGTTTAATCCAGAAAATATGATGAAAATATTTTCAACAATAAGTTCTAAAGTAAATTCTGATACATTTAAAAATGGTGATTTAGAAAAAGAAGCAACTAATATTTGTGGAGATATGAAAGATAATCCTTTATTTTCGCAAATGATGGGCATGCAAGGTTTATTTGGAAATATGATGGGTCAAAATTCTGATTCCGGATCAAATACCATTGAAGAAATTTTAGATCCAAATGTAAAGAAAATTGCTGTAGATTCAAAACATGATCCCAATAAAACAAAACAAAGATTACAAAAAAAATTAGAAGATAAAAAAAAAGCAATTATTAAAAAAGAAGCTTAGTTAAATATTTTTTTTTATATTAATATATTATATTAATGACCCCTTTTTGGTTTGAGAAAATTTCTATTTTATTTGATAAAAGATATCTTTTAGAAATTATCCCTAAAAAAGAATTTGATTTAAGTAGGAAATTAAATGCTTTATTAAGATTTACAATTTATTATTGTTCCATTGTATTTTTATTAGATATGAAGAAAAAACACATGTTATATTTTATCTTAGGTATGGCTATTTTTACTTATATTATTCATAAAAAATACAATGATGCTTTTATTGAAAAAGTTAATAATAAATTAATGAATGATTCGCATGATATGGATATTAATGATTTACAAGAAACATGTAGAATACCCAATAAAGATAATCCTTTTATGAATCCATTATTAACTGATTTTGGAACAAATAAATCTAAACCCGCTTGTGATTCTTACAATAATAAAGGTGTTCAAAGAATAATTGAAGATAATTTTGAAGAAGATTTATATAGAGATGTTAATGATATATTTAAAAATGGTAATTCTCAAAGACAATTTTTTTCTGTTCCAGGAAATTCTGTTCCAAATGATAGGGATACATTTATGAAATGGTGTTATCAAACTCCCCCTACTTGTAAAGAAGGTAATGGTTTACAATGTATGGCGAATCAATCTGGTGAACATAGGGGTATGGGTAGTGGGTTAGCAAATGGTGAAAGTGGGGGAAATTAAATTAATTCTTTTAAAAAATAAAATATATTAAATAATATAAATGACAGAAGTGTTAAGCAATATGTTTGGTGGAAACAAAACGGGTTCTGTTGGATATCATGGCAATATAGTAGGAGATGTTCCTGAAATTCAGTTACAAAAATGTAATGATTTTAAGACAGATTTAGACCCTAAGTTATACAAACAATCAGGAATTATGCATGATCCGGCAACTGCTAATTTAAGATTTGTTCAATCGTTGGGTCCGGGAGCTTATCATTTAGATAATATGTATGGTTGTGAGTGTGGATTAAAGAATGCGAGAGAAGTTCAGCTTTCTCAGCCGGCTATTAATTTTAATGGTGGAGCAGGATGGATGGGTGAAAAGGGGTGTTTAATTGATAATGATAGTAAAAATAGATTTTCAGATTTAACAAATTTAAGATTTATTCATCAATTACCGAATTTACATAATGCCGGATTTTATGGAAAGGGCGATTATAATGTTGATGTTGAATCTGTAATTCAGAATTCTAATATGACTAAGGTTGATAGACCTTGTAATGTATTAAGTGGTGTAACAATTACTAACTTTTTTACACCGATGATACCTAGTTTACAAAAAGAAGTTCAAGATCCTCAACATATTATTCCTGAAGATTCTATGTCATCGTGGGTAAGAGGAGGTCTCCCTAGCAGACAGATTGCTAGAAATGTTGATTATGTAAATAGATGTGAAAGTTTAAGAAATAAAGGTGTTCAATAAATTTATTTTATAATATAATAATATAATAATGGAAGGATATTTGAAGAATTATGAAAGAGAATTATTTACAGAAGCTGAAGGTGTTGCTTTGGGTCCTGGTTTATATAGATTAGATAATGCTCAAAGAAAAAACACTATAGCTTTTCCTTGGGCACCAAATAGTAACATTAATTTAGGTAATACTTTTTTAGAAAATGATTTAAGAGTTGATTTTGAATCAGATTTAAGAAATATAACAAGACATTTAACAAATGATCCTAAAGGTAAATATGTTCCACAAGAAAATGTACCACAAAACCCTAAAACAAATATTTTTGATGGCATTAATGATGGATTCTTTCATATTGAAAGTAGTAGACTAACAAATCCAGCTTTTGATTTAAAGGGTATGACAAAGAACAGATGGATAAATTTGAAGAAAAACCCTCAGGAAAATGTAATTGAACCATTTAAAAGGCAGGGGTTTGATACATATTCTGATTTATTAGACAATCATAGGGATTGTCCTGTTCAACTAACTAAATAAATTTGTTTTAATTAAAGATATTTTTTTATAAATTATATAAATATGGATAAATACTATTTTACAGATACTATTTATCTTAAAGATAACAAACTCTATCATGAAGACAAAAATAATGAAAAGAAAGTTACAAAATACAATTGGCATATTTTATTAAGTGAATGGGGGTGGGAAAAATTAAATATTCGTTGGATTAAGAAATTAAATAGTTATTTAAAAGAAAATCCTAAAAATTCTCATTTCGGTGTAATCGATTGCGGTGGTGAAGGCGATTGTTTATTTCATTGTTTAGCATATTCTCTTAAATCAAAAGATATATTTGATATTGATAAACAATTAGATGTTTTTGATTTAAGAAAATTAGTAAGTGAATCAATTAATTATGAAAAATATCAAGAAATAATAACTATATATAAGATTTTAGCTGATTCTGATGATTTTCATGAAGGTTGGGATCCATATAATATTGATTTTGATGAATTTAAAGAAAAATTAATTGATGGAGGGGATAATTATTGGGGTGATAATATTTTAATAAATATTATAAAAGAAAAATTGAATATTAATATTGTTATTTTAAACTCAAATAGTATAACAAATCAATATAATTATTATCCTTTAATGTATGATTTTGATGAAAATGTAGACACTATTATATTATCATATGAAGATGAAATACATTTTAAATTGATAGGCTATTTTGATAATACTATGATAACTTGTTTCAATAAAACAAATATGCCAGAAGAAATATTAAAAATGATAAAATTTATGAGATAAATAAAAAAAATTAATATATTACAATATAAATATGGAAGCAGTGGTTTTAATTGGATTATTAGGTGCTGGATATTTACTAAATAAAGATGATAAAAAAAATCCCGTTACAAATAATGTTAATAAAGAAATAAGTTTTCCAAGTATGGATAATACATATGAATCAAATCATTATAATAATACGGAAAAAATAGTAAGACAATTAGCAGAAGATAATTTTGAAGCATCATATAGACCTAGTAATATTGTAAATAATCAAAAAGTTGTCAATAATACAAAATTAGATGTTCCGGAAAAAGATTTACAAGATATGAACAATTATACATATAGTACAGCTACTGAAGGTTTTATTAATAATCAAGAATTTTTAACAAATGATCAAGGTATTAGCGTTGCGCCTTTTTTTAGATCACAACCACCAAATATAAATTTCGATGATTCAGCTATGTTAAGTAGATCACAAGGTCGCAATGATTATTATCAAAATAAATCAGAGATACCCAATCTTGGTGATTTTAATATGAGACAAGAAACTAATGGAAATAATTTTGATAGAAGACAAGAAATGGAAAATTATAATGCTTCTATACCAACTGGTTCTTCTATGAATAATCAGTTACCATTCGCACAAGAACTTGTTGCTCCAATAGATGATAAAAGTAATTTTAACAGAGAAGTTGGTAATATGATCTATCAAAGATCTAATACTGATGCCATTAGAACATTAACTAATCAAAAAATATCTTATGATGGTAAAATTCTTGCTGGTAAAGGTCATGAACACAGAGGTAAGATTGGAGATGTTTTTAAACATAATCCTGAGAAATTTTATGATAATAATCCTGATAAATGGTTTGTGACGAATGGTGCTTTCTTAGCTAAATCTGAGAGACCCGAACAAATGTTATATGATACCAATAGAACTTATTTTAATAAAGGTGAATTTGGACCAGCTGCTCCTGCTGTTCAAGAAAATGCTGAATTCAGAAGTAATTACAGAAAATCCGATAGACAACAATTAGGTTCGGATACAAGCCGTAATGTTGGTTCTGAAGTTCCATTGGTTAGTACTGATATACAAAAAGCTGGTTATCGTGCCGTTCCAACTGAAAGACAAGTAACAGGATTAAGAACATATGATAGTAATTTAAGAACCGAAGTAGGATCCCAAACTGTTGGTGTTCAGGACCATATTAAGAAAACATTAAAACAAAGTACTATTAATCCTGCTAATAATGGTTATCTTGGGAATAATGTAGATTCTACTACACAAAGACAATATGATTCTGTTAGAGTTACTAAAAAGCAAAGCACTATTGAATCTGCCAATAATGGTTATTTAACTGGACCAAGTGTCTTAACGCAAAAACCTTTTGATTCTCCTGAATGGACTACTAAAGATTCAACACACTTTGATTACATGGGTAATGCTGGTGGTTATGTTAAGGGTAATATGCAACATGATAATTTCATGAATGCTGAAACGAACCCTACAAAAGAAATTATTTCACAAGGTAGAGCTCCAACTCTTAATAATGTTAAGGTTGCGAATGGGATGGATAAAATCAATATTGATATTAAGAAAATGGATAATGATATTATGAATCACCGATTAAATGGTGTTGATAAAGTTTATGGAGAAATCCCACAAGATAATACTTGCCAATTAACAACTACTAAAGATAGATTAGATGATGAATCAATTGCTAATAGAATTGATCCTAGTTTATTAAATCCATTTAAACAAAATCCTTACACACAACCTTTAACATCTTTTTCTTATTAAATATTTAAATAATATATAATATATAGTATTAAAAATGGGAGGTGGTTATATTCAATTAGTTGCTTTAGGTGCTCAAGACATGTATATAACAGGCAATCCACAAATATCTTTTTTTAAAGCAGTTTATAGAAGACATACAAATTTTTCTATAGAATGTATACAAATTCAACACGCTGGGACTATCTCAGAAGGTGGTGGTATTTTAGATTTCAAAGTAGGAAGACATGCTGATTTATTATATAAAACTTATTTAGAAATTGATTTCCCTGAACAACCAGGTATTCAATCAACAGGGTATATTAATTATACAAATTCTACTGCAAATGCTCTGATTAAGAAGATAGATATGGAGATAGGTAATAAATTAATTGACAGACATTACGGAATGTGGTATGATATCCGTAATGAAATATATGAAAAACAATTTTATGAACATTATTTAACAAATAAACAAGTAAATGCTAATACAGAAATAGCAAATTATGAACAAACAACATTACCACAATTAAAAGTTTATTTACCATTTCATTTTTGGTTTTGTAATAATCCAGGTTTAGCTTTACCATTGATAGCTTTACAATATCATGATGTTGATTTTAAAGTAACATATAGAGCTTTAAAACATTTAATTGTTGGGGCTGGAACTATATCAAAAAATAATGATCCAAATGATCAAATAAATAATTTAAATGAATTATCATTAACACCACCAAGTATTAAATTATGGGCAAATTATATATATTTAGATACAGAAGAAAGAAAAAGATTTGCTCAAAGTTCACATGAATATATGATAGAACAAATACAAATCCAAGAAACTAATTTTACAAATAATATACCATTACAATTTAATCATTCAATAAAAGAATTATTTTGGGTTGTTCAGCATACAAATGTTGTTACAGAAACAACAGATACAACTAAAATTGATTTTTCAAATAATATACCAACAGATACTCATTTTGGAGAACATGGAAATGATTATTTAAATTATAATTGCGATGATTCAAAAGTATCATTTAGGTCTTATTTATATCTAGATACACAATATGATCATTTTGGTAAATGTAAATTAGTTGTAAATGGTATTGATAGATTTGATCCTCAACCAGCTGTTTATTTTAGAAGTATTTTACCTTTTAATCATAATCATAGAATTCCTGATAAATATATTTATATGTATTCATTTGCTATTAAACCAGAAGATTATCAACCAAGTGGTTCATTTAATTTTTCAAAGGTAGATTCAGCATCATTACAATTTTTAGATGGAGAAGTTAATAGTAATTATAAAATAAGTATTTTTGCTTTGAATTATAATGTTTTAAGAATAATGAGTGGTATGGGTGGGCTATTGTTTAGTAATTAGTTTAAACAGAGAATGTTAATTTACATATAATCATTATAATTTTTCAATGATATTGCGAAAGAATTTGCAGGAGAGGAACTAGTTGAATCACGAACAAGAAAAGTCCAGTTTGTATTTAAAATATTCACATTATTAGCAGATGATGTTGATGTATTTGTGCGACGATAATATCTTGGAAGTACAAAATGTCTCTGTTTTAAAGTAGAACTACTACCATCTGTTGCTATATCAGCTGCTATATCACCCAAAGTACAATTTGTGGCATCACTAAATATGTTAACAAATCCATTATTGGCACTAACATTATCCAAACCATCTGATCGTTTATGTAAAAAAATTCTTAATTTTTGATGCTCGGCAGGGGCAAACGAACGGGTTGTGTCCGCAGGAAAATATGTTATTTCATAAATCAGATCCATTCCACTTGCTTCACCATTTCCAATTATAAAATTTCCGCCGCTGGTACCAGCTCCATTACTCAAAGTGTGCTTTACGGTGCCATAACCACTAAGATTAAAAGCGGTACTACCACCGACAGCGGTGGACGAATTACCTCCATTTGAGCCACCACCATTATGAAAAGTTGTTTCGTTCCCTACATGTGGAAGCCCAATTATATTATTACTCGTCAATTGCTTCGGGAATCCAGAATACCCAGTTAATTGAAGCCAAAGTACTGTTGACTCACCATTATGATGAACGGAAGAATCACTGGAGGAGGAGTTATTTCTCGGGACGAATCCACTCGCTGCCGTTGACTCCGTTGTGCACATTTTATCACCATATGGATCTAAATAAGAAAAAGAATTCTTTAATCCAACTACAACCCTTTTTCTAATTGCTATACCCGTGTAGCCGCCAGTATTTTCATCAGTATTACTTCCGTCTCTCCAAAATTCATCCAAACTAAAACCTAAAATTGTAGATTCTTGATAAGTAAAACCGGGTAAAACCGAACTTGATGTATGCCAAACGGAAGGATCAGTTGGCGCACCATTGAAGTTATTATGACCAGGAGTTCCAACATCAGAAAATATAATATTTGGAACATCATTTTCCGGTTTATTTGTTAAATATATTGAATTCAGACCTATATTAGACATATTATAGCTAGAGAGTCCAGTTGACCATCCACCTGTAATATTATAAGATGCTAATTTCCTTCCAGGTTCAACCCAAAAAATAACACCTCCACTTCCTGTGCTAAATGGTCCACCACGATTATTACTGTGGGCGGCGATGGCAGGGGAAGCAACAGAGGGGTCGAGTGACCCTCCCCGATTCCCATAACCTTTATTTATAAGAACAGGAATTTTGCTATTATTACTGGAACCACCATGCATTTTATATAATGATTCTTCATATCTCCATATACTGTTTCCACAATTTAAGCAAGCTGAACAAGGCGCACCATTATGAATCAAATAACTATTTGCAAAATAATTATAAATTGAATTCACTTCTAAATTAAAAACTTTAACACGTTCTTTTATTAAAATTATTGTTTCTATTTTTTCAAAAATATTAAATTCTGTAAATAAATAATCTCCTATTTTCAAATTAAAAACTTTTGTCCAATAATATGTATTATCTCTTTTAGCTAATACAATATGATCACCAGTAATTTTTAATCTATCATTAATAGCAAAATATTCATCTGCTGTATTTTTCCAAATATTTTTAACATAATCTTTTTTTATAACACCTGAAAAATCATTTGTCTTTAATTTTACAAGGACATCATACTTTTGACTTCTTTGTAAAGTGTTTAAATCAAAAGAAAGAACTTCTTCGCCAGCTTTTATTTGTTCAATTGGTAAAGAATTTCCATTAGTAAGAGATATTTTAGTTCCAGCTATCACACAAAATCTGGACATTTATATTATATAATTTATAAAATATTTGAGTATCCTGAACATAATTCACACATATGATGAACTAAATAATCTTCAGCAAAATAAGTTGAATCATTATCTACCTCAAAATTATATACGTTAATTTCTTCTTCTATTAATTTGATAGTATCAATAATTTCATAATTACCATCTGATTTCATTAATTCATCATTTATTCTTAAATTCACAGCATGTGAAAAATAATATTTATTTTCTCTTCTAAAAAACATTATATGTCCGGGTGTAACTTTTAATTTATCATTAATTATTAAATATGTTTGTGTAGGATTAATCCATATATTTCTAATACCTGAATCAGAAAATTCACCAATTAATTTATCTTTTTTCCATTTTATAATTTCTTCTTTATTTCTTATATTATCCAATCCATTAATTTTATAAGTTAAAACATCATCGGCTAATGTTAAATCTTCAATATTTTTATAAGTTCTATCTGATAATGTTATTTTTGTTCCTTTAAGGAAACAGACATTTGCTAGTTGAGCAAATTTAACATAATTATCAGTTGCATCCCAAACCAATACGCGATCTAGTGTGGTATCTACTGCATAACTAAATGTTAATCTAGTTCCACCAGTAATATCTGTAGCTATTGTATTATTGATAACAAATACTGTATCCGCTGTAGTAATTGATGTTATTAATGAATTATCAGGGATATTTGTCCCTGTTACTCCCATTCCTATTTGAAGAGGTAGTGATGTATCTGCTGAAAGAGTAATTGTACTTCCTCCTGATGATATATCAGCCGTTTGAGTTGTTTGTGTAAGTATATCACTAAATGTTATTGTAGTGCCTGCTGTAATATTAGAAGTAATAAGGTTATTCACAGTAAACTGGGTACCGACCGGTACAGACGCCGGTACCTGAGTAATTGCTGTTATAAATGAATTAGCAGCAACACCGGGTCCTGTTACTCCCATACCTACCCTAAGAGTCTTTGGTGGATTT